GTTCCTTCAGCAAGGCACCACCGCCCCGTTCTATTGGCCCCATAAAATTGGAACAGTCCGTGGACTCTGCCATCTGAACAAACAGCTCTTTCTATGGCTTCATATTTTCTGACACTGGTCTTAGCCATAAGAAGTCTAAGTTTAAGGGCTTCTTTTACTTCACCATCTGTTTCATCAACCAGCTCTTTAACATTCTTCTTAGACAGACTCTCAACTTCTACACCCCGCTCTGACAACCAGTCCTTTAGTTGGGAAACTGAATTAGGGTTTTCTAAACCTGTCAGTTCATAGGCTTTTTCTGTCGCTGCGACTGTAAATTGTCTATCACAGGATATTGCTTTATCAACTAAGGCCATATCTGCTTTGATGCCCCTATCATTGATTCGCTGATCTAGTTCATAAAGGAGCTGTTCCGATTTTGGTATTGGGTAGCCCTTAATTTTCTTTCTGATTTCCAGTTCCACCTCAACGTCTCTGATGTTGTACTGTTTAAATAGCTGCCACTTATCTAGGGCATGCTCTGGAAGATTTCTTATTCTCCCACCATTAGCTGCTGTCGGTTTACAAGGAAGGCAGAAATATCTTATAAGGGCTTTACCTTCAGACATTTTTTGTGCGTCTAGTTTTAGCACTTTGGCTACTCCCTCAAGGTGAAGAGGAAGTCCAAGCATTGCTGCCTGAACCTCACTGCACCGCCATGAAGAGGGATCAAGATAGACATCTCTTTCAAGTATTCTGCTTAAATATCTCATGAGTGCCACCCGTTCAAAATTGGCATTAAAAGCTGTCTTGATGATGTCCCCACTAAGAATGGCTTCAACAATTTCTTTAGGTATCTCCTCGCCACTTGCTAAATCAATAAGTTCTACTGACCCTTCATCAATGCTGTAAGCAAACAGCAAAATATCAAAGTTCGGGCTGTCGGTGTAGCGGTAAACGCCACACTTTCTTAGGTCTATATCTGAAAAGGTCTCAATATCGATACTGAGTAATTTCATGGATTTACCGCCCCCTTTCTAAGAGTCTTATGGGAGAAGGTGACATGCTTTAGCAGTACCACCCACCCATTTTCTACTGACGCCATCAACCTATGCCAAGAAATCATCGTCTTCTTCAATTTCAAAGTCATCTTCGGCTCTGCTTTTTCCACCTAATGGTTCTCCGTCTTTTAACTTTTGGACATTTCCAAGGCCTGCAGCAATTCCTCTATTTCCGTTGACATTGAATGCATACATATTGAGGCTAACTTTCCCATAACATCATCTACGACTTGAGGTGCATTTTTTGAATTTGAATTGATGAAATAGCACCCTTCATATGCCGGATCATCCGGTCTGTCAATATCTCCATCCCTTAGTGGTGTCTTAAGATTTGCAGGAATTTTTCCACCGAACTTTGGTGCGCCTTCTTGCTTGGCAGCTTCAATGGCTTTCATAACAACATTGACCGTTTTTTTATCTGTCTTAGGGATGATAATGGAAATGCTATACTTCGGATCACTTCCGTTGATGCTTTTAGGTTCAAAGACATTCACGTAACTCAATCTTCCAGGTACGACTACTTTCGTTTCTTTACTCATAATTAAATCCTCCTATAATTTGTTTTGTATTTGGTGTGCTTTAACGAGCACCGATTAATTGTTTTCAACCTGTTTCTTAACAGCTGCTACTCTTCCACCTGAAACTCTGCTTGGATTGGTTCCACAGCCTGACGCTTGTCTGTTTCAGGTACAAGGGTCAATTTGCCTTTTGGCTTTTCCACTAAGCTTCCAAGTATCTGCTTGAATTTCTGTTTGCTCATCAATTTCTCCATCTCAGTGATGGTAATCAGGCTCTGTTTAAATATGTCTGTGTATCCCGCATCTTTAGCAGCTTCAGCTACTGCTTTTTCATCGGTGTACTTTCTTCTGGTTCTACCTTCTACCAGTTTGAATCCATCCCACTCTCTGCCTTCATTGATGGCAAGAGCCGTTGCATAAGTGTAGACATCTCCTGCCCACTTAGCCAGTTCATCTGCAAGTCCAATGATTTCAGCAATCTCCTCATCTGTGAGAAGTGCTGGGTCCTGAAACTCGTACTTCAGAAGCTCAAGGTTTTTCACTGCCCTAGCCCTGCACTGATTCTTTGCTCTGCAGAATCTGCAATGGTCTCCTGCACAGAACTCTCCGCCACCGGTACTTGCTAGTAATGCTTTAGGTTTTAGTTCTTCCTCCGCCCATTTCAAAAGTTCTTCTACCGTAATCTCCCAGGTAGAGAAGTTATCTACTCTTGGCTGAACAATCACCATAGATACTTTTTTAATGTCATATAGCATGTCGAAAAGAGATAAAGCTCCTAGTGCGTACAGCATCATCTGCGGGTTCTTTTCTGCTGAAACAATGACCCCTCTTCCATACTTCAGATCCACTACATGAAGAGTTCCACTACCTACAACAACCAGGTCGCCGGTTCCAAATCCTTCAGGCACGTAGTCACTGAAATCCAACTTCTGCTCAATTAGGATTTGAAGATCCGGGCAGGTTTCTTTTGCTTTTTCAATCAGCTCCAAACAGTACTCCATGTACAAGTCTGTCATTTCATCCATTTCATCTGATTGATATTTGCTGGTAGGCTTTTTCGACCTCATCTTAAGAGCCTTTTTCAGCTTATGCTCGGCCAAGTCATGAGCTGCTGTCCCTTCTTCCGCATAAATACTGGTCTCATTGGGGAACTGCTGCTCTAACTGGGCTGAAGGAGGGCAGGACATCCATCTGTGCGCCCCTGATGCCGAGTAGATGGAATGTGTGTTATATGATCCACTCACTTCAGCTCACCTGCTTCCTTTAGGGCTGCTGCATAATGCTTTGGATCTAGAGATGAGAGATTATTCGCCCCATATTTTGTGATAATGGCTTTCACCGCCTCTCTATGACCGTCTCTACTTTTTTCAGCCATAGCGGCTCTAACATCCTCAAGAGTTGGTTGTTTTTCTGTTGGTGTTTCTTTTGCCTTCGTTTTCGTTGCCGTTTTTGATTTTCTCTTCGTTTCTTTTTCTGGTTCCTCTGTCGTTACAGGTTCGCTCTCTTCCATAGATTGAACCAGGGTTTCTATGCTTCCAGCCAGCGACCTTAAATCGCTAACAACATCTAATGCGAGCTTGATTTTACTCATCCTTTGGTCCTCCTTTCATTTTTGAATTATCATTTTCCGACTCTTCATCAAGATCGAGTAATCGATTAGCCAGTCTCTTTGATACAATGCTGATGGCGGTTAGAACACCAACCATCTCTTCTTGAATCTCTTTATTTGCATTCATGTCATCTACTCCTTTCCTCCCAGTCATCTTCCGGTCACCTCCTTCCTTCCTAACCCCTTCACTTACTAGCCAATGGGGAAGGGGGTTTGGTAACCAGAAATTTTAATTTTTCTGCAAATTTTAATTTTTTCTATATTCCTTTTAATAAAAGTCTGAAAGTTTCTCTGCCTTTAGGGGTTATAAGTGTTTGTGTTCCAACCCATCCGGTCTTTTCGTTCTTTGCTTCCTTGAGTTCAAAAAGACCCAAATTCTTCTCTGCATAAGGTTTGAGATTTCCTTTTCTGTCCCGATACACATACTTCTTATCAAGCAGAAACTGGATAAAGGTCTTTTGCTTAACCTTCAGCTCT